GGGGAACAGGGCGTTGGTTGCAACAGCATACTTAACCTTTGCACCAGCCTGATCCATTGCGGCACCAGAACCAACGGTATCTAGAACTACAACTCCGCCACGAGTGGCAGTGCCTTCGTTATAGAAGAAAGAAATATCTACATCGAGTTCGTGTCGATCAGCTTTTAAAGCCATTGTTTATCTCCTTTTAAGAGTGTTTTTTAGTTTTCTTCGAGACCAGAGGTGGTGTGAAGAACATTCTTAGAAAGCCAGTTACTGACGCCAGCCCTAGTTTCGGCCACTGTGTCAGTGTCGCCAGCATCTGTCAGAGCAACCTCTTCGGTTTCTTCGACGTTTTCTAGAATCTCGGCGTCGGCTTCTGCCTCGGCTTCGTCTGTAGAATCAGTTGTGTCATCATCTGATTCTTCTGTAGCCTCTAGAGAAGCGTCAGAATCTTTATCTTCTTCGTCGTCTTTCTTCTTTTTCTTCAGTTTGTCGAAGAAGGGGTTACCCTTCATCTTAGAATAAAGAGATACAACTTCGTCAAAGATGTCGTCAGCAGCACCAGAGAACTTCTCCAAAGCCGTCTCGATGTCTTCACCCTCAAGGCCCGCCTCAACCAAAGCTGTCTTGCGGAGCATGGTCTTGAACTCGGCTTCGTGAGCTTCAATCTTACTGTTAGCTCCAGCTAGCTCTTCATCTTTTGCAGCAAGCTCTTCCTTTGAAGAAGCTAGTGCATCTTGAGCAGCCGTAATCTCGTCAGATAGACCATCAATGGCCCGATCCTTTTCGGTAATAGCAGCTTCAAAAGTTTCGATGCGAGCCTGAGACTCGACATCGTTCTTTGTCGCCACTGTTTCTTCGAGGGACTTTGCGTCTTCTTTAGCCTGAGCTAAGTCTGACTTTAGTTCCTCAATTTGCTTTTGCAATAGGTCTTCATTAGCCATTGCTACATTCTCCCTTATGTCAGAATAAGATATTGAATATGTTTTACTTCCACGAAACTTGTTTAGATTATTCAGGATAACACTTCTCGGGTTAGCTGGGTGTTCAACCAAGCCTTTACCGGAAAAAGAAATATTTTTGAGTAATCTACCTAACTTGTGTCCTTCGTATTCTCCTTCACCTCCATATACTCTAAGATGCTTGGTCAAGAAAGCAGATTCCTCATCCCTTGCGATGATTTTATGCTGCCCCTTGGTATCGACTACCGCATAATCAAAACCCTTAAAAAGACATTCCATACTAACAAACCATTCACCAGCCTCAATCTCTTCAATAATACTACTCATTCTTTCTTTGCGTTCTGGATCGGCCCAGCTATTATAAAGAACAGCGCTGGTAACAATATCAAACTTTTCAGGAAGTTCGTCGGCACTAACTTCGTCTGAAATTTCCACCCCGTTTTCGTTCACGACTTTATTTCCGGTGATGTGACCAATAATGTCACTTTCGTCATGCATGAAATTAAACTGCTTGTCTTCGGGGGTGTTTCTAGCTGCCCAAACCTCGGCAAGGTCGAAAACATCATCATTTTTGTTCCAGCCTGTTGAGACTAAAACGGAAGTCAAATAATAGAGATCAAATTGATCTGGGTTAGCCCCTGCTTCAGAGCTAAATGCCAATAGTTTAGCTCTCTCCTCTTCTCCACTGTCTGGAGAATGGGGAGTGGCTAATGAGGCATAAGCAATGCTTGCGCTAGATTCAATGAGACTTTCTAGCCCAGCATCTAATTCTGCCTTGAAGATTTTTACTGTCATGTTTCACCTCTATAAAAACATACACCAGAATGAAAAATAAATCAAAACTATCCAAATTAACGGGATAACACATACGCAGAAGTTTGGATCTGGCGTGATTCTTCGAGGTTTGGGTTTCTGCCATTAGCCTCAACAAAATCGTTATTAACGCTGTCGATAAGGGAAATTAAGGAGGCGTCGGCTTTTAAATTCTGATCCAAGATATTTTTTACACTACCGGGGTCTATATCCTCAAACGGTAAAACATTGGACAGTACACACAGCTTGACATACTCTGCTTCATCAGCTTCTTGTTTAGTTAAAGCCCTAAGATTCTTCTTCCCATAGTGTGCTAGTAATGCGGGGTTAACAATATCGGAGATTTGCTTCTGAGCCTTAGTAGCCCATAAAAGCACACTAGCGAAACCCACACTTGCTGCAACTCGCGGCTTAACCTCTTTTTGCTTTCTCTTTTTTTGATCCTTAGCATTTTTAGGTCTACCGTCTTCTGGTCTGCCCTTGGGAGAGTACTTCTCTTCTGGGTTTTGTTTTGGCTGATTGTCAAACTTCTTCTGGTCTCTTTCTTCCTGTTTATCTTGTTTGTTTTCATTTTTTTCTTCAATCTTTTGGTCGTCACGCCTGTCGTCAGGAAGGCTGAAGGGGTGATCTCCCGTATCTTCGGATGGAACAAGCCCCAAGTCTTCTGGGCCAATCAGATCCTTTTGTAGAGCAATCTTTCAAGATCGTTACGGTGTTGTGGGTTATGATAAGGGCCGGATTTCTGAGGAGACTTTTCATTTTCACGGTTTTTGGACTCGCGGTTAATTCTGATCTTCTCGATTTCTGGCACTTCTCCAAACCTTTCTTGAATGGTCTCAGAGCTAATGATGTCTCTGTCCGCCAATTGGATCAGAAGGTTCTTTTCTGCCGCCTCGTCAGATAGAGTCATCTGGTCAAAATGTATAGTGGCAGGGAACCGGAACCCCATAGCCTTTTGAACTATTTCTATTTCTTGACTCCAGAAATTCATCAAGATATTTCTACCGTATTCTAATCTCTCCAAAAGAACTCTCAATGAAATAAAGTTGTTAGTAAACCCTCCACCTCCACCGCTTGCTAATCCAGTGAGTGTAGGAGGAATTCCTAAACCAGCATAAATGTTGGTCAAAACAGGCTGGTACTTTTCAGACCCAAGAAACTTGTAGACTTGAGTATTTGATTCTTTAAAATCAATCTCTGGACCCCATACCAGATCCATCGTGCCACCACCGACATTGCTGGCTAATATGTTCCTTAACTTATTGATCGCACCCTTAGTGGGGAGGATTTTATTTTCCAGATCTCCGATGCGCCAAAGTCTAATGTTAGAGATGGCACCATCCAAGGCGGAAATATCCGCCAGTTTCATTTTTTCCAACATCAAGATATCATCTAAGATAGCGTAGATCATGGGATTGGCCCACGTCAGCCAGTCATCTTTTTTGTAGTAAAATACAGAAGTTTTATCCATGTCTAATGGAAGAACACTGATGCCCATCTTGACGGCCTGTTTGATGTCGGATGGTAGCTGCGAGAGTAACTTTTGATGATATGGACTCTTACTATTAGAGTTGATATGCTTCTTTAAAAGATTGGATATCTTAAGAGCAAATTGCGGCTTGCCTACAAAGGTAGCAAGCTCTTGACCCAAGACCTCTACAGACATCGGGTTGAGAAAATCGTGCCTCCAAGGTATCTCTCTTCTATTGACATTGACAGATTCTGGCACTATATCGGCTTTGCCAGAAGACCTCCTAAGTTCCTGCTCTACCTTTTGTGTTATTTTAGCGGTTCTTCTTTTTGTTATAACGTTGCCCGTTCTATAGAGAAGGTTTAAAAACCTCTCAGACCTTTCTTTACCATTAATTTTGCGAAACCATGCCTTGTAAAACTTTTCAATCCTTTTGTTCGGATGTACTAGGTTTATTCCCTGACACGCAAAATCACCCATCAAATCAATAACATTTCTAATAATTCCCACTCGATCATAAGCGGCCATGCACATGCGTATGGCGTCTTTCTGCTTCTGGGGAACCGTTTCCTCGCCCCTAAATCTATCATAATCACCCCGGTTAAATCCGGTTCTGACAGATATATTTGGTTCAACATCTAGAAAGGATCTACGAGCATATGCTTCAGATCTTTGCACTCCGTCATAATCGTCAAGAATACCCTTCATATTATCTAGCGCTCGCTCTTTACCGGACTCATCGCTCCAAGTAACAAACGCCGCGTCGGACCTGTTTTGGTCTGGAATATTGTTTGGCATTTCTATTGATTCCTTATCAGTTCAATTGACAGTTGTATTGTTCATACTATAATACACCGTTTAGTCATAAATCCCCTTCATGTTTTCTGTGAACCATGAGGGTCCAACAAAATCAGGACCGTCATTCTCAGATTTTACATGGGTTGCAAATCCTCCGAGATGCTCAAACTTCGGAGGAGGAGGGGTTCTCTGTATTTTCCTAGCGGACATGTTAGCCATAAGCAATGCGCTATATCGATCTTTTCGCAGTCTGTCCTTTTTACCGCCAGCAATTTTAACTTCAGGAGTGTCCCATTTGTCTCGACCTGTTGTGGTTTGCGACATGATAATCATAGATAATTCATCTTTTAATTCTTCTATCTCCATAACACAATCCTCTAGCGTGTCATATTTTCTGTCTTTAATTTTATCATCAGAGATAGCCAAACCTATCGTTGCAGAATCAAAGTATGGAAATAACAACACCTTGTCCTCAAAATCTTTACGCATGCCGTGATTCGACTCAACTACCCAATCTGCTTTTGCAAATTGTACCACTTCTAAAATATGCAGTCCCGGTTCTCCATCGGTGTCTTTTTCCTTGTTTTCATCTATCGTGGGCCATAGGGCAACTTCACCCTCTTGTATTTTATCCCCATCATGTAAAGCCTCCATGACCGCTATGCCTCCTCCTTGGGCATCCATGGCAACCTCTGCGCATGGGAAGACTTTCATCAAGTCTCTAATTTTCCTAGCGCAATAAGAATAAAAATCCGTCTCCTTGACCAGCCCGGCCTTGATTTTCTCTTTATGGTCTGTTCTGGTTGTGGTCCAACAATAAACAATTCTTCTGTGGTCTGACCATAACCCTATTATCACGATACTAAAGTTATCTACTTCAGAGGCGGGGTCTATGCCATAGACATATTTTATATCGGGATTTCCTTTTGTTATTGCGTGATATTTTGCCTCTCCACTCGGGAAAATAATAGTATTCTCTGGAGAAGCCACGCAGGACTCAAGTAGCGATCTTTTAAAGAACCCGTTACTATCGCTGGAAAAACAAGCCCCGAATTCCATCTCATAAATACCGGAGTGTACAGTAGCCTTTGATCTAGCCACCTGTGCGTCATCCATAAACCCTTGCGGCAAAAGCTCAAATGGTATCCGAATTATACTATATTGTGTCCAGTCGAATCCGTGAGGAATTTCTTCACCTCCGAAAATCTCCATCAGTTTTTTTTTGTCTCCGTTGCTTTTGATAATGCTTCGCCATTTTTTCCAATATTCTGAAAAATGATTAAAATCATAAAAAGCAGTTCCTGATAAAATGATCTGGTTACCATGAGATAGAACCTCGTCATCCTCAAGATGTATTTCTCGACCTAGTTCTTCAGCCCTTTTCTTAGCTGCTATATATTTTACGTTTTCTACAGGCGAAGCGGTAACAGCGGCAAAGCCAGCGACAACGTTTTCAAAAATTTCTCTGGGTATGGAAGCAAATTCGTCAGCGATAATGTCGTTGGCTCGCTGGCCTCTAATTTTGGAGCCGTCGCCTAGCGGTAAACACGTAACCGTGCTGGCCCCAATGTTCATTCTGCACATGTCTACATCACGACGAGGGCCACCGTTAGACCCTACGATATCTCTTAGAAGAGGGGCGTTTTTCCATATCGTATCCATATATTCAAAGAGAATCTTCGACTGCCTAAAAGCTGCGCCCACGACGATAATTTTCCGACCCGGCATTATGAGCGCTCTTAAAATAGCGTAGACCGACAGTATGAAAGATTTCCCAAACCCGCGAGAAGCGATGAGCATGGGAAATTTTCTTTGCCATAATTCCTGAAGCATTAAGGCTTGTACGGGTAATAATTCTATGTTGAGAATTTCTTTACAGATAAAACAAAAATATTCTGGCTGCATCATGAGCCAAGTCAGCTTTAGATGAAAATCTTCACGACTAAAATCTAAAGGATTAAATAATCTAGATTCATCTTCTATATCAATATTTAACCAAGCATCCTTGATTAACCTATTGCTGTCCTTCATAGTCTAACCTCTCAGTTATCTCCTCAAAGATATCTATCACTTTTTCTTCTGCTTTTATTCTGTTTCCACAAAACAGCGTCTCTACATTGTAATTTTCTTTAAACTCGCATAATTGTTTCCACATGAACTTACCGTTCATTTTTGTGTATTTCCACCTGCGCTGTGGAATTCCAGAATTCTTAGGAAAGACCATGAGATCGTTAATGGAAAATTCGCATACGATATACGCCCATCTAAAGTCAGACATTCGCTCCATCTCTGCGAGAAACCTAGATCTTTCTTTACCTAGGTTCATGGAAATCTCACGAGTGCTAGCCTTTCGTTCTATACATATAAGAGGCTCTAAACCTTTAATGGTATAATCACCTGTTTTTAAGCCTTCTTGTATGATACCTTGGCACTGGTCGTATGACTCAAAATCCCACCCCTGCTTTTCTCGGGTGTCTCTTATTATCTCGTATTTATCATAATTCATTTTGATAAACTATCTGTAAAAACAGACCCTCGTATTGCTCTTCGGTGCCCGTAACTTTTTTATGACATCTCCAACATAGGGTAATACCATTTAGAAGCTCAAATCGCAGACTGGGAGAATTGGCCCATTTTTTAATATGATGGGCATTGATTCTAGTTTTGGACGCTTGGCATCCCGGCATTTGGCAAGAGTATCCATCCCGCTTAAACACCTTGCTTCGCCAGTCTTTGTAGATTGGGTCATCAAAATTACGATTTGACATTACTATGCTCTTCTAATTTTAGTAACGGAAATAACGCTCTTTGCCTTAATCGATATTTCCTTAAACCGAGTAGACACTCTTTCTTTGGCAATGTCACTACATATTTTTTCTGTGGCTAATCTGCAAGCCTGATCGGGATCACTGGCGTTAACGCGGATTATAGCCTCTGGCTTATTGTGAACCTGTACTCCTGCTCCTTGCATATCCTTTAGGATTTTCGACATGTCTACGTGAACCCTGTATTGCATTGGCAACTCTCTCCGGGGTTATGTTTTGTGGAAGTTTAGGTCTTTCTCCCGGTAACTGCTTATTCGGCAATCCTTTTCTCCTGATATCTGCACACTCAGGGCAATTCCCAACCGGGTTCTTGTGGGGCTTAGCGTAATGAAATACGCGAATTAGCGTGTCCATAGTAACGTATCCTCTAACCGAGTCTATGACAGACAACTTGTATATATCTTCAATATGTTCTGTAATAAACTGTTCGTTCTTTTCGTGCTCCGCAATCACCGCTCTATAATATTTAGCTGTAACCAATTGTGTTTGATGCTGCAAATATATATCGTATCCCAACACAACAGAAACGATTCCTATAATAAGATACACTATTCCTGCGCTCTTGTTCATGATTATCTCCTTGTTTTTGACCTATTTAACCTTCTCGTAAATATATCTAGCAGTAGCTACATCCTCTATCGCCAAACCAGTAGCATCAAATAAAGTTTGATCTGCGTCGATATAAACCTGTCCAGAAATCATTTCTCCTAAAGATACCCAAGTTTGTTTCTTCTCCTCAAGAGGTACATATTGTATCTCACCAGAATGAGAACACTGTTCCCAATTATCATACACGACCAAGCCAATATTATCTAACACAGTTGGATGCAATTCTCTCTTTCCTTTAGCGTCTGCACCAATGGCGTTAATATGTACTGAGCTTTTTAACCAGTCATGTTTTAAAAACCCGTAAACAGAAGGGGTTAAGGTTGTAATAATATCTCCACCTCTTACGCATTCTTCACCGTCGTCGCAAATAACAACATCGTAATCTTTGGAAAAAAGAGCTTTTAATATATCACACCGAGTATAATCAAAATCAAAAAGTCTAATCTGTTTTATCTTTCTAGCGTGACATACTGCCTCAATTTGATATTGAGTTTGATTACCACATCCAATAAACGCAGCGGTGCTCGCGTCTTTTTTTGCTAAATATTTAGTAGCTATTCCAGTAACAGCAGCGGTTCTAATAGCTGTAATCTTTTCCCCGTCCATGATTGCTAATAGTTTTCCAGAATTAACATCGTTGATCAAAACCTTGGCAAAAATATTGATCTTTCTTTTTTGTTTTGTTTTGTCTAAATGTACACCGCACCATTTGATTCCAGCAGTATTACCTACTATTGCTGGCATGGCTCTAAAATCTCCGTCTGGAATATCCAAATAAATCTTAGGAGGCATTTGAGACCCTTCTAAGTTTCCAAATAACTTTTCCACAACGTCCATGCATTCCTGAACCGTAATGATCTCTGTGATTTCGTCATTTGACAGAATAAGTGGCTCGTGTGTCATTTGTTATTCTTTCTATATCATGCTGAACCATAATTGATACCAAGTCCTCAAATGAAATCTCTGGCATCCACCCTATTGTCTCCTTCGCTTTAGAATAGTCTCCTTTTAAATACGGAACTTCGGAAGGTCTAATTTGTTTTTGATCTATCTCGACAAACTTCTCATAATCATCTACGCCCACGCATTTGAAAGCTTCTCTAACAAAATCTCTCACGGAATGAGTAACCCCTGTGGCAATAACATATGTATCCGGTTTATCCTGTTGTAGCATAAGCCACATGGCTCGAACATAGTCTTTAGCATGACCCCAGTCTCTACATGAATCGAGGTTTCCTAGGTATAGCTTTGAACCAAGAGGGTCAAACGTGGAAATGTACTTAGAGATCTTTCTGGTTACGAAATTCTCACCTCTGCGTTCACTCTCGTGGTTAAACAATATGCCGCAGCTTGCATGTAAATCATGCGTCTTTCTGTAAAGCTCTGTCATTTTATGAGCGGCAAGTTTGGCTACTGCATACGGAGACTGAGGGTTAAAGACCGTATCTTCTGATTGATATTTATCCCCAGATTCGGAAGTGGTATATTGATCGCCAAACATTTCGCTTGAGCTAGCCTGATAAAATCTAGGCTTACTGCTGAGCTTGGCTATGGCCTCTAAAATATTTAAACACCCCTTAGCCGTGATGTCCCAAGTTACAAGAGGCTGTTTAAAAGAAATCCCTACGTGAGATTGAGCAGACAGGTTGTAAACTTCATCAGCATTGTGTCGCCATAAGATGTCATGAATGCTAGCAAAATCTAATACGTCGCCACTCTCAAGAAGAAAGTTTTTGTTGTCGAGTAAATGGCTAATTCTGGACGTGTTTGGCGTACTGGTCCTTCTGGAAACACCTATAACGTAGTAGTCCTTCTCCAACAACAGTTCTGATAAATAAGAACCGTCTTGTCCCGTGACACCAAATATAACCGCCTTCTTTTTCATTCTGTAACCTTGTCTGGAAGTCTAGACGGGGGCAAATCGTGAAAAATTATATCATTGCTATTACTCAAGCTACCCCCTCCTTTGCCTTCTCCTTTACCTTTGCCGCCTCTGCCTTTTTGACCCTTACTCTTACCTTTGCCTTTACCTCCGCCTTTTCCGCGACTCTTGCCTCCCACCATGCCACCCTTTTTGAGTTTATTCAGGGCTTCTTGTGAAGTTTTGTGTAGCTCTTTAGAATACGGAAGTCTATACGACCTAGGTTCTGTAGGATCATAATTCTGAAGAGATACAAACAAGCTTCTCCAGCCATCCTGTGATTTTTTATCATGGTCGCCTGTATTAGTAACCCATGCATATATAGACCCCTTCTCTCCCGTTCTTTTGTTTGGCTCTTTTATCTCAATCCAATGCACGCGAAAAGACTCAGGTAACGATTGGCCTGAAGGCCAGCCGAATAGATCGTCGAGAGAGATGTTTATAGATAAGCACGAATACAAAACGAGGGCGATAACAAGAGCTTTTAAAGACCACCCGCCTTTGGAGCCTATAATAAACCACAACAGTAGGCTTCCTAAAACGAAGAAAGCTAACGAGATATTCATAATGGCACCTCCTGTGACCGTGCTAGAGCTTTTGGTAACTCATTGATGTCTACTACATCGCCATCTTTGTTTAGGGTAAACCTGAAAGCCGTTTTCTCATCGCCACTACCGCCTAAAGATACTCTTTTGATCATTATCGTAGAGTAGGGATTAATCTTATCAAGCTGAACAGTTACCGGTGTCAGAGGACTCTCTTCTCTTTTCATATACATATGTACATTAATTACGTATTCACCGGGCATAATTCCTCTTAGGGTGACTATTTCTCTATTTTCATCATATTCGATTTTCCCGAATCGTGTCTGAACTACATCGCTTATTTTTCCTAGGTCGTCTCTGTCTAAATGCATTAACCCTTCTTCTCGTCTCATAAAAGCAACTAAATGCCCCTCCGGGTCTTCAACATACATGTCTACATCGTTATCCATATCTTTAGGCCATGTCACTGTTATTACAAACTCCCCTTTTGCAACACTGTTCCTGTCGTCTTTTGCCGGGTTGATCAAGATAAAAGACATGGCGAACAGCGCCGCAAAGCACAGCAGCGTGTTAAACAGAACATCCAGAAACGCCAAGTTGGTGTGGTATTGTCTTTTCATTTTCTGATTCTATCTATGGCTTGGTTCAAATTGAAATATTGAATCTTTAAGAGGGCGCTACAAATTAAACCCACTAGCGTCGAGTATAATGCTGTGGACATACCTGCGCCTAACTGCTTTATTAATGCCTGAATGGTTTGAATCTTAGAAACATCTACAGTATAAAATCCAGAAAGCATCATAATGAAGCCAGACACGGTTCCTATCATTCCTATCGTCAAACACAAATCGCTAGAGAACCAACCTACTTCTATAAGATGATCTATCTTTTCAACAATATGTTTGTCTTCCCTTTCGCTGTCAAGAAATTTGCTAAGCATCCACGTCTTATACCCACACCATGCGGATACAGAGCCAAACAAAACCAACAGGACGAAGCTGAGCTTAGTCTCGTCTTTGTCCCATAAAGTTTCTATAGCTCCAATACTCACTGCGTAAATAAAACCTACACACACAACCGTAAAAAAAAGCCACCATTTTAAAAAAAGCGCGTGTTTAGTCATGATACTTTTCCAAATAATTGATTACTGAAATCTATAGCCTCTTCGTTGTTTTGAATAATCTGTTGATACTCTTCGTTATCTTCCATCTGCTTGTATCTATTTAAAACATCCATCTCACTAGCCTTCTTCAAATAGGCAAACCCGTCAAAGGAACTCCCTCCGCCAAACGGAGACGTTTGATTAAGAGCAGCGTCTGTAAAATGCAAACCGAGTGAGTCAGCTATTTCTTTTCTGTATTCTTTGCTGACAAACCATCTATCATAGAGAATGTGCGGTACTGTTCCATCGAGAGCGTGTTTACAATGATCAATATAAATATCTATGTCTTTCTCTTCAATATCTTTTTTTTGAACACAGCTTGCAATCCAGTTATGAAAGCTCCTAATTACTAAAACCATATCTGTTTGGTAGAAGATGTCTGATTTTCCACAATACCAAGTAACTTCTTTTAAGGTTTCTCGCTCATGCGTTCCAATAAAAAGCGTGGTATCTTTAGGATCGTAATTATCGACCCTTCTCATACTGCCTTCCCAAATGCCTTTCATAATATTATGAAACTTCGCCTTATCCTTTTCCCAGTGCTTAAGGGGGTTATTAAAAAATAGCCTCAGTCCTTCTTTGGTCCTTAAATAATGCCACCATTCACACACGGTTCCAATGTCAAACTCATCTATTGCTTCAGCTTGATGCAAAAGCCATACCGCGATAGCGTGATGACCACTGCGGTGTATGGCTGGTATCATAATTTTTCTTGAGTCTTCGTACATCATTCTTTTACCGAGTCAGGAGTTAAAAATGGTTGATCAATCATCTTATCTTCATATTGATGCCATTCGGATAATGTTTTCCTCTCCTTCTCCATGGCTAAACGCATTTTCTCCATCTGCATGCCAAACTCGTGTCTCTTCTCGGGGCTTACCATTAAATCAGTAACCCACCCTATAAATGTCTGCTTGGAATCTTCCAGCCTTTTGATTCGTTGTTCTCTTGTTGCTTTCATATCTTTCAGCATCGCGCTCTTCTTCACTCCCAGATCCTTATAGTCCCGCCCTAACGATTCTGTCGCCGCTCTCAGTACCGCTATTTGCCTCTCTAAGTTGAATACATAGTCCCGGTCCTGATATTCCATCGGTTTTTCTTTTTCGTCGTTTATAAGCCCCTCGAACTTTCTAACCTGCTCGGCGTTAAGTTGTTGATCTTTAAGCGCCCTGTTCATCAACAACTCTAACTTGATAGCATCGATTACCTGAAGTTCTTCCGTGGGAAGCACGTCGTCACGGAACTGAGTAATAATACGCCGCCAATGATACACAAACATTTCCAGCTCATGTTTA